CCTGCGGATGGAAAATCTTTCGACATAAAGACTTTTACATTCTACGCAGGGGCACGATCTTTCGATCCCGTTGTTGTATGTAATGATATTTAGTATACACTTTCTTTATGTTTTTGTCAAGTGTGTGGATATCTTCACCTTTTAACCTTCGCCCAATCCATATCGAATTGATATAATCCTCTATCGGTGAGAACATGATTATACATTTTCTCCAAGATGGATGGTGGCATCGTTACAACATGTGCTCCTGCACCAAATGCATCAGATACAGTTTTAACATCACGAACAGATGCTGCAAGAATTTCAGTCTTTCTTATATTCTGGATTGTATAGATATCACTTATCTGATCAACTAAATCAATACCATCAAAAGAATTATCATCAACACGACCAACGAATGGTGAAACATACTTCGCTCCTGCCTTTGCAGCAAGTATCGCCTGTGCAGGAGAAAATATTAATGTAACATTTACATTCACAAGGTCTCTTGATAACTCTCTGCACACTCTTAATCCATCTTGTGTGCAGGGAACTTTGATAGTCGCACACTTTCCAAACTTACGAAAGAGACGAATACCTTCAAGATACATCGCATCAAAATCACCGACAACCTCCATACTCACATCATCAAGACCCATATCAATTAACTGTTGATATACATCTTCTGGGTTGCGACCACTCTTCATAATCAGAGTTGGATTTGTTGTAACACCGTCAATCAAATTGGTTTGATAATACTTTTCAATCAATTCTGTATCAGCGGTATCCAAAAATAACTTCATCGTGTTTATATTATGTAAATCTATTGTAGCACATATTTTTCAATTGAAAACCCCAAGTTTTTATTTGCTAAATAAAGCTGAATATATAGCAATATAAAGTACCCACGATGAAAAAATTTCTACCTATTGTAATGCTTATGATGACGGGTGCAGCATTCGCACCAGCCAAGGCAGACTTGGTTCATAAATTAACAACAAGCACTCAATTAAGTGTAGATGGTGCAGCAACTGTCTCAACTCGTATGGGTTCAACATACAGTTCTAGTGGAACAAATATCAAGGTTGCTGACTCCGCAGATTTTGGTGGGTTGACTGCACCAAGTTCAGTGACAGCAGCAGCGACTATGAAACAAACTGATTATGAAGTTAACACAGCAGGATCTGCATACAGCTTCAGTGAGTCATTCACATATGGAGATGCTGTTGCTCCAATCGGAACAGGTGTAGACGTAACTGCTGGTGTGGTTGCTGATATGCCAGCATTTGGTTCTGTTACAACACAAAGTGGTGGTGTTGCAGGAACACTTGCAGGTACAATTACATCAGCAGGTGTAATGACAGTAACAGCAGGTGGAGCTGGAACAGACGCAACAGGTCAATTTGTATCTGAATTAACAATCAACTAGTGAATTGCGAGGAAGGAATTGATGATTGGGATCCAAAAAAGGATTACTCATACCTTATTTGCCCTAAGTGTGGCAGGTGCAAGTGTCATCACTGCACCTGTAAAATCAGTCCCAGTGGTCCCCAACTTTACACAGGGTGCGATGACCTCAACGACTGAAACAACATCAACTATAACTGAAACCATAAATTCTCTGAATTATGATACTGGTTATCAATATGTTGTCACGGGCACGAACGTTGATATGGATGGAACATCACTATCACCTACATCTAATTTAACAACTGAAAATACTATTGAAGGAGTGACATCTACATGGACTGGTTTAGATCTGGAAACAAAACCAAACTTCACGCTATCAACAAACGGAATCGGAAGTTTTCAATTTACAGAAAGTTATTCTGGACCAGGACTCAAGACGCAAACAGTCATACAACGCACTACAACAATCGAAAGCGTCACAAACACAACCAGCACGTTCTCAAATTAATAACGTTAAGTCTCACATTAGGAACAGCATCCCCTTCGTTTGCAACTGATGTAGGTGGCGTGAGTGCAACTGCAAATCCCATAGCTAATTCTTCGGGCTCAGTTACCAACCAGGCAATTCAAGTATTGCAAGGTCCATACATAACGAATACTTATGGTGGTGGTATACAGTGTCAAGGTGCAACTATGAATATTACACCATATGCAAATGGAAACGTGACATACAAAAAACCATTTGAAGCGATGTTTATGGATCCAGTATATAATAACGTGGACGCTGATGATGATGGCATTCCAGATAATCCTGGTGAAATTTTATATGAAATTCCAAGAAGAACAAATCAGAAAGATAATTATACTTTATCACTAGGTCTCTCTGCTACATGGTCTAAACCACTTGATAAAGAATTACAAGCACAGTGTAAAGAGGCAGCTGCTGCTAGCATTGCACATATGCAACAAAATACTGCCAATAAGCGATTAGATTTTGAGATAGCAAGATTAAAAAATTGTGGTGAATTAATGAAAGCGGGAATCATGTTCCATCCAAAGTCACCATATTATAGTGTATGTGCTGATGTTGTAATATCAACTCCACCTGGCACTATCGTACCTCATAGTCACGAGATTACACCTAAGACTTCTTCTTCTTCAACTTCAGAGGAGGTAAACCCTTCTTCTTCCGATACTCAATCGTCTGAATCTCAGCTAAAGTCAATCTCTTCTCTTTTGAACCAAGCTTCTTCTTTATCGAAACAATCACCTTCTTCACCAGAGGTTTTACAACTTTCAGGAGCAAATCAGCTAAAGGTTTTGCAAGTAGGGCAGAGGTAGTTGCAACAACAGCAATTCCTGCAGTTGAAGTAACTAACTGAGCAGAAGGTAAATACTGTTCGATTATACCAATATCTTCATACAAAATTACACAAATACCGTTTCTGAGTTCATACCCAGAGACCTTTTCTGTTTGATTTTGTGCAACGTCACCGATACGTGGTTGATTTGGTGCAGGACATTCCTCTTGACCCGTATTTGGAATATTAGGGATTCCAGCATTTGGTATGTTCAGTGGAACATCATCCATCGACTCATCTTCTTGTTTATTATCAGTATTCCTAATTTTCGGAGTAGACGCAGGTTTGATAGGAATGACTTGTTCTGCATCATAATTTATTGGATTATATGATGGATACTGACCGTTAGGACATAGTATTGTTGTTCCATCTTCATCATCATTAACTAAATCTCTATCTAATGGTAATCTTGAGGCATCTTTTTTATTATCCTTATTAAACTCTACACAACCTGGTAAGTCTACAATTGGAAACCCCAACTCAATCGTTACAGGCACATAAGTGCGAGGAACGATAGGGGGAGCATACATCCATCCTCTACCATCCAACTGTGGGATATTTAATTGATTAATATTAAGATCTTCAATTGGATCCATTTCTTAATTTTTGTCGATAATCACCAAGGGGTTTTTGCAACCTAATTACATCACCTGTTGAGAGCGGAAATGATAATCTAATCTGTTCTTTGATAAAAGGTTTAAGTTCACTTACGATTGCTTCAACAGTCGCATCTCTTCTTTTAGAAGGACCGTCTGTCACTTTATCTATGACCGCATTTCCGCCAACCACACAGGCAGAACCAATCGCACATACTCCCGCACCTGCTAGTGCAATTTTTTGAAAATCCACTTTAATCTACTAATGTACCGTTTGCTTTTCTAATCTCTCTAAGTTCGTCAAAATTCTTTTGCTTCGTTCCACCATCATATGCCCAAGCATATCCTTCGTCAATCATTTTTTCATTGAGCGAAATATTCCCGTCCCCAATATACAACCAACCAAGAAGACGGCCGTACTTTCCGACTCCACCAGTAAGTTCAGTGCGAATAACGAGATCATCATCACCGTCAATAGCCCCTTCCAATTTTTCTTTAAGCCAGTTAGTAGCATCAATCCCAAGTGCCTTCTCCTCTAAATCTCTTGTTCTCTTCTCAGGTGTGTCAACTCCTGCGACACGAACTCTTTCTTTTTTGTATAGATCAAAACCTAAATCTATTGTAACATCAATCGTATCTCCGTCAACAACTCTGTTGATTTCAATCACTCGAAAGTTATAACAACTCTTTCGACTTGGTGGGGTCATTGCTCCCATATTTTATTCCTGTAAGTGGATTATTTATATACCTTGGTCTTTATATCTTTCAAAAAATTCTTTCAATGAGGATTGCAATTGCCCCTCATTTTCTTTTGGATCTAATTTATGATATCCCTTTTTCTTTTTCCACTGACCATATAATGCTTGAAGATGCCAAGATTGAGCAAGACTGTGAGGTCCATTCTCTAGTAATTCGAGTTCTCTTTTGTTTGTAGTGTAACTCTTATACTCTTCTCTCCAATTGGAGTCATCGTATGGTTTTTCCATTAAAAAGTTTTAGGGTGCGTATTAATATCGCCATTATCAATAGTGGCATGATCAAGATGGTCAATATGCTCGATATGACCGTGATCAATATTTATATGCACATTGCTCTCTAAGATTGTTGCAATCTTTTCAAGACTGTCAGCAATCCTTTTGATGTCTTCATTATTCATGGGTCAAAAAATCCAAATGCTAAAATCAGGAGTGTAAAGATTGATAGATACACAACTGCGTGAATAATCATATTATAGCACCCTATAAATTATATGGCAAGTTAAACGTATGCAAATCTAGGTATTACTACGATTGCAAATGTAATTATTCCTAAAATTATAACCGATGATTTTATTGGTAAGTCTTTCATTTTATCTCCTTAATTGAATCCAAAGAAAAAGGATGTGCCTGTAGATACGGTACATCCTCTCTTGCATTTCTTGCTGCCTCAAAAGCATCTTCAGCATATTCACCAATTTCATGGTGATGATTGTTTTGATCGTGCCAACCTAATTCGTAATGGGACATGATTCTTTTCAACTCCAGTACATATTATATAGTATAACACACTAGGTAGAAATACGCATTAATGTGTGGACTCCCACACCTTTACTTGACTATATCTTCTAATGTAAATAAAGAGATAAATTCAAGTTCATTATTCTCCCAAACCTTATGATTTTCTTGACGATCTACGATTGCAACAACACGTTTTACAATATAACCTGCATCTCTTAATACATTCACTGCCTTAATCGCACTGCTACCAGTTGTAGTTACATCTTCTAAAACTGTAACGACTGAACCTTTGGGTGGTTTATTACCTTCGATAACCTCTTTTGTTCCGTGTCCTTTTGGATTTCTTCTTACAATCAAAGCATCAATATGCTTACCAGAGTAGTATGCTTTCTGAGCGATACCACATACAAGGGGGTCAGCACCAAGAGTAAGACCACCAACTGCAACTGCATCATCTTCAACGTGTTCTATCATTAGATGTGATAGAAGTGCATTACCTTCACAAGATAGAGTGACAGGTTTGCAATTAATATAATGTTCTGATTCTTTACCAGATGATAAAGTAAATTGTCCATGTTTGTATGCTCTCTCTTTGAGTAACATACGCAAAGTGTTTCTATGTGTTTCCATAGTCGTATTCTATCACAATAATTTATTAAGTCAACAGTTCCTGTTCAAGTCTTCTGCCATCGTGCCTCCAATCTCAGCACCTTGATTTCCACCGAACATCGCTACCCAACCAGCCGCAACCCAACCAATATAGGGAATATTGGCGAGAGTAGGAGCAGCACTAGCACCAACACTTGTCCCAACCAATCTGCCTGTACCCTCTGCGGATCCGATTGCTTTGATACAGGCTTCACTTTTTCGATATTGAGACATCTCCTGTGCTTGCTCATTAGTTAAACCAGGTGGTTGATCTAACCATGAACGATGATTAGAAACTGGACCTCCTTGATTAGTCGCACCATCCATTACATACTCTTCTGTAATTTGAGTAGTGTTACTTCCTAATCCTAAGAATCCTGCCTTCTCTTTGATGTCCCTAGTTATGAACATCTTCTTAGGATCATTTGCAATATAACTTATTTTATATCCCTCCTTATCAGCAGAGATAACATATGAAGTATATGGTCCAACAGGAGGATTAATCACTGGTACGTCGCTCTTACGACTAACCATACTAATCAATCCAATATGTGATAAACCAATAACTCCACCCAATCCAATTGAAAATAATTTAATCCACTTCACATCTTTCATTTTTTTTACCTTTACTTAGTATCAGGTGATATTTTAACTGGTGCTTGCTCGATACGAATTGTTTGTGCAGGTGCTGTCTGTGATGCTGCTGCGATTAACTTCTCCATATCACCTTTACTTACACCACCGTTCGATCCACTTACTCCACCTTTTTTGGTTGTCTGGACTCCAAATGTAGCTAGGACCCCCGTGAAGACCGAAGCTATGAAAGTTGGATCGAGGTCTTGTTTTGGCATTTTAAATGCCTCTGGTAGATCAACATATGCTAATGTTAAGATTGCACCACTCCATACTAAAATTCCCAGACGCACAAAAGTTGAGAGAATCATCATTTGCTCTTCCTTATCGTCAGTAGCTTCTCTCAACTTTGATAGTAAACCTTGTTTCTTAGGTTCTTCTTTTTTTACTTCTTCTTTTTGTGCTTCTTCTTTTTTTGCTTCAGCCATAAGATTAGAGTATCTATAATTATATAGCCACTTTAATCTTTTCTTAACTTAAAAAGGCACCCCTAAATCAGCAGCAGCTGGTGTGTCTACTGATGGTGATGGTAATGATGGTAGTGCTCCTCCACCGACTGCTCCACCAAGTCCGCCAGGTAGTACAGATTCTAGTACTTTACCTTTAACGTTCTCAATGATTGCATCCTTGCGAACATATACATAACCAACAGTACCCACGACGGTGAGAGATACAACACCACTAACAATAGCGATTCCATTTACAATTTTTTGTAGCATAATACTATTTAATAAATTTGTTAATCATATTCACTGCCTTGAC